CCCTGGAGGCCTGCGCCAGATCGGGCGTTCCTTCAAGAGTAATCTGCCGCCCCGGATGAAGTGCATATAGATGGGAAACATGTCGGTGTTTGTTTTCAGGATCATCAACATCTTCAACAACCCCTCTATACATGAGAGGATGTTCAAGAATATCATCACCATACATGTCAGAAATAACACCCATTTATTCTCCTAGCCATGGAAGAATTCGTCCAATCTTGACAGAGATAGAGTTTGACGATATGGGACTCCACGAGTATTCCAAACGTGAGCGACCCCTCTCACAAACCACTTCCCGCCAAGTTCTTCTACGTTTTCATTTATACCCTGTGCCTTGTTCTCAATCTCAATTTTATCTCCTGACTTCATTTTCTTTTCACCAACTATACCATTGATTTGCACTTTAGTTTGCGCCTGTGCTGCAATTGCTGTTAACATTTGATTATAGACCAAAGACTTACAAAATTCAGTATCCTGTTCCCATCTATATCCTGTTGGAATATGAAATCCAAACATGTTGTTGATTTCATCTGGTTTCTCAAATATTATATTTGGACCTTTCGGCATAGGTCTTTCGAGATATCCATTCTTCAATGTGTATTCTTTCTTCTTGAACCAATTAAATCTCTCAGCAGACGCCCCTGAAAGACCGATCTTGTAGAATTCCTTATGGACAAAATCAGGATAGTATTCTTTGACGATCTTTTGCATGTCATGTTGACCTTCTTGTATTGTGGTAACAACTACATCTCTCAATTCTAGTTCGTGAACGTCACCATCATTGATAATTGATTGCAAAGACCTGAAGTTGAATTGGTTTTTAAGATCGAACCAGGAATGGTATCCTGCATCACCACTTGCTGCCATGGCATATCGTTTGAGATAGTTTATCGTTTTGGCAGGACTCCAGAAAGGAATGCAAAAACTCTCAAGTACATTCTTTGTTACTTCGATTGTAGGTTTACCGCTAGAAGAATTGAATTTGAGATATCTCCCATCTGTATTCAGGAATTTGTCGAATATGAATTCAATGATTCTATTGATCTGTTCATTGTTGAATCCTTGCGAAACCTTCCAAACCTGAAGATTTCTGTATGCAGGATATTGAGCCACAGTCAATTCATTAATATCATAAGCAGAACCGACCAAGCGCCCATGCTCATATCCAACCTCATTTAGAATTTCCATCATCAACACATAAGCATTTCCATAGAAGTCTGTATCTCTATTAGAATACAACTCCATCTTCAAGTAGTCATATCCTTCGTGCATCAAATTGGCAATTCGGAATCTCCCTCTGTCTGTGAATTTGATCTTTCCAAACACACAGAATTGATCGATCCCCTCCTGCAACTTTACTTCTATAACGTCTTGGTGGTCGATAATTACTCGACCTCGTGGACCCATTCTCGGTTGTCCCTGACGGTTAACAGGTATGATGATGGGTGTTTCCCCACCATAAGTACCCCAAGCAAGAGTTCTTCCTGTATTTTCTGCCACTCTATGTTCCTTGGTTGCTCTTGATTTGTTTGAGTCTCTCTTCGTACATACTGACTATCAAATCAAACTCGTCTATACCAATTTTATCAGTGTATCCCATATCAATTTTCGCTGTGAGGAACAAGTCAAGTTGCAACATAATGATGTCTATGTACTCTTCTGTTGTTAAAAATCGTAGAAGAACAGAATAAAATCCGAGACGGTCACTGCCTCCACATCTCCAAACTCTTCTTGGAGATATTCATTGATTACATCAAAGAATGCATCATGATTTTTGAGATAGACTTTCTTGATCTCTTTTAGTTCGTCGTATCCCAGGTTGTTAAAGAGATGCAATCTCTGGTCTGGAGTCATCATGAATGCTTTTCCACCCTTGACAAATGCCTTAATACACATTGCAAGAGTAAGCATAGATAGATTTGCCTCTGGATCTCTATGAAAGACGCTCTCGATGTAATTCATATCTCCCCTTGTAGGGATCATGAGGTACAATCCAAGATCCTCTCCAATCTCTACATATCCAGTTGGATTCTCAATATAGGAATCTCGGGCGTCTCTAAGACGTTTTAGAAGTTCTGCAATATCAATATTGACTCTATCCGCTTCTTTATTCTTGTCATTGTATGTGATTCTAAACCAAGAGTCTGTTGGTCTTGACACACATCTCAAAGCGAGAAGTAGATATAACCAATCATAGACAGTTAGTTGCATGATATCGACAGGATTGACGATACATCTGTTGAGAATTGTATCGAGAGCATTCGTGAGTATTAGTTCTTGGTGATCAATGATTCTTCTATCTTTTACATCTTCAGTTTCAGTCTCAAAAATCTCAAGATGCTTGGTCAAGAACTTGTACTCTTCCACCGACATACTCTTCAATTGTACAGATACAGTAGGATCGCTTAGAAGAGTGAGTTCTTCTTGATACAAATCCTTTTTCATCCCTGATAGGAATTGAACAAAGTCATCGTTAGTTGCAGAAGTAGATTTCAACTCTACAACTTCTTGTTCAATCTTCTTATCTTCTACAATCTTCACCTTTGGTTTTTCTTTCTTCTCAACCTTCTTCTCTTTCTTCTTCACTACCTTCTTGGTTGTTTTCTTTGGTGGTTCCGGTTCTGGTTCTGGTTCCGGTTCTGGTTCCGGTTCTGGTTCTTCCACTACCTCTTGTTTTGGTTTGACCACCTTTCTTGGAGTTGGTGGGAACAATTTGTCTCTTGTCAACTTGGCACTTCTTCGAATCTCAGGATGCTCATTCGGATTGTTAATGATTCCGTCAAGCATATCCGGAGTTAGTTGCTTCATCGACTGATTGAATCCTGAAGGCATATTAGGTAGTGGTTCCGTTGGAATTTCCGGCATGGAAGGTTGCAAATCGTCGTCTAGGAATTCGGACATTTTCTCTCCCTTACTAACAAACACTTGACTCTGTAATATTTAGGTTGATATACATGTATCTGTTGACTTATTTTGTTCTTGTGGGAGAACTTGGGGTGGGTAGGGAAGAACCGCTAAAAACCGCTGCTAAAAATTCACAGAGGCTCGTAGTGAATTCTTATTGTACTTCTGATAACCTAACTCATAGACTATAAAAATGCCCCACCCTCTTCATTGTGGGCAAGGCATTTTTATAGTTGTTTCGCGCTATTTCTATTGCTTGACATAGAAACTATAGGTGATTGTTGCATCGAATACTAATGGTGTGTCCTTAGTTTCGTGTCCATAAGAAATCGCGCCGATTGCTGAGAGATATGCCATGCTCAATTTGTATTGTGAAGCGGGAGAACGCTCCGTATTGAGTTGGAACAAAGTGACAGTTCCCATATAGACCGTAGGTGCTTGCCAGATTGGTCCACTTCCCTCTTCGTAGCGGAATACCTCATCGAGAACTCTCTTCCATTCTGACAGAACTTCATAGTCAGAATCGATGATGAATTGTGCTGCAAGTGGTTCGTATGTTGGTGTTCCACCAATCTTGTACGTCATACCAAAATATGAAATTGCAACTTCATTGATCGTAAGACCAGGAAGAGCAGAAGTACGCATTGATGCCGTAACTCGTTGCGGATCTGACAATGGGCCGAAGCACCCACCGTCGAAAGAGCAACGCCAGTGATACGGTCTAGCAATATCGTTAATCTTCTCTCTAAAATGGTTTAGACTATACATATTGTCTATCCTCTTCTTCTATGAATTAGGCTACCGTAGTCGTTGGAGTTACTCTAGTAGCGAGTTCTTGCAAGTTCACACTTGAGCGAGTGATGAAGAATCTCAAATAGATGAACTCAGCAACAGGAGTTGGCTTGATGTACAAATCAATGTACATCTCATTTTGTTCACGAACCTCTGGCGGGTTGTTTGTTTCGTCACAGACAACCAAGAACTCTTCCAGACCTCTATTGTTTTGAACCCATTGACAAAACTCATTGAAGATTGCAGTTACTTCTGCACGAGTGAATTCGTCGTTGAATTCGAAGACGAATTGCTCTGCAAGTCTACGACCTCTACGCTTCATGTAGGCAAGGAGTCTACGAACATTGACTCTGTTCAAGTAACTATTTCTGTCGAGAAGCGTCTTCTGACCGTAGATCGTGATAGCACTTCTGATAACCGCAATCGGGTTAATTCTGTTTGCGTATAGAGCGTCACGTTGAGGAAGACGGAAGTTCTCACGAAGTTCGATAACTTCTGAAAGTACAGCACGTCTGCTTCCTGCTGGTGCCCACCATGGATAGAAGTTCTTGTCTACCCAAGTATAGACTCCTGCAACCGTTCCGGAAGGAGCGATCCATCTGTAGATACCTGTATACTTGTCAAAGATCTTTAGACGGTTGTGATACAGTGCTGCATAACTTCCGGTATTTCCACCCAAGAGCAAGTTCTCTTGAGTCCAAAGAACAATATCATCGAGATCTGAATATTCGTAAGGAACATCCAGAACTGCAATTGCTTCTCCATTCAAATCTTCTGCCAAGTTTGCAAATTCAAGTTTTCCGGCAAGAGGAACGTCACCTTCAATAATAACATCAATATCAATGTCTGCTTCACGATAGATATCTGCTGCTTCATAAAGTTCACCAAGCATCGAAACTGTCTGACCTTCTCTCTCAGTTGTCTCATAGAAGTTTTGAAGTTCACCAGAATATCCACCCTTAAGTGGAATTGGAAGACAGGTGGTGAACTCTGCATCTTGTCCAGTGAGTGCCAACTTAGCACGAATCAACTTGGAGCGATTGTTGATAACTTCTTCAACATAGAGTTTATTTCCATTCTCATCAAATGCATTAATGTCTGTTGAGCAACGCCAATACTCAGTCTCACTCCAGGAATCTGAAATAGTATCATAAGTGAGAACAAACAAACCAAACTCATCTGTTGACTTTGGAAGATTCTCAGGAATCAAACCAAGGAAATCAAATCTGTTGACAAGTTCAGTATAAGTAACCTTGGAGAGAACACGCTTAATGCTTGGCGAGTCGGTTGTTCCCCAATCTGCAAAATTCTCTGGAACATAGGAATCAGACTTGAGTGTTTCTCTTGGAATTGTCAAACTGTATGGATACTGTTTCAACTTCTCGGCATCTTGATAACCAAGAATGAAGATGTAATAATCATTGTATGCACTTCCTGGACCAACAGCAGCAACTACAAGATCTTCTTGCTTTGCTTCACTATTGATCGTGCAGTTGTAATCAAAGGTGTCTGTGTCATCTGGATCGTAGTATTCTGGATCGGTTGTGCTGCCGTGCTTGAATCGAATTCCACCAACCCAAGTTGACTCAACCCATGCGATTCTTTCCCAAACAACTTCACCGTCATCCGTGGTGTTGCCTACGGTTGTATCCCAAGCAACGATGTTGTCGGAAGGATTACCCTTGTCTGCTCTTTCGTCGGCATTGTTCCAGGCATTTCCAACAAGACCCTCAGTGATACAACGATAAACATATCCATTTGGATAGAGTGGACTAGGAACACCATCAGCAATCTCGGCGCTGAAGTGTTCTACCTCACCGAGAGCGGTATCCTCAAGCCAACCATCGTGGCAGAGATCACCAAGTTCATATTCCTTTTGGCGCTCTCTTGGATATGCACGGTTCATTGTGTGGCGTGTATAGAATGCTTGGACGCACTTGTAACTCGTGTTGTAATGGTCATCAATGTCACTTTGAGTTACAATTGTGTTCTCATCCTGTGCTTCGAGATACTCTGTTGGATCGTTGTTATAGATCTCGGGATCAAGATTTGCAACAATCGGAAGTGACCCATTCGGTTCACTGTCACTGTTTGCATCGTAGCCGATAGCAGCGACGATTGCGGTAGGACGGTCCACAACTCGCGTAAAGAGCAAGTTGCTACCTCTTGCGAAGTAACCACTAGCAGCGAAGAACGTCTTTGCCGTATCGCTATCAGGTTCACCATATTGTTCTACATATTCACGCTCGGAATTTACGATATCGATCTTAAACGCTGGACCTCTTTCAGCAACACCAATGAGCATCGAGATCGTGTTGACCTGATTGCTCACATGATCCGAAAGGTCAATTTCCTGTACACGTACAGCGGGAGAAAGACCTGATCTGATTGTTACCATATTCTTATCCTCTTCTTTCGAAAGAAAGTTCTACATCTTATATTCTATTGATATTTAGGATTATAGGTATAAAAATCAGGTAGATTTTTTAGGAAAACCTACCCATTCCAGTTCGGTCCCGTAATATCGGCCACATTTAGAATGTCATCTGACGTAACTTCGGTAGAATCAAATAGATGATCAGTATCGAAATCCTCTCTCTTGAAGAATCGAATAGGAATGCGCAAGATTGGTCCAGGAGTCTGTGCCAAAGGCTTGTAGATCCACCCCTTTATGACGAAATTCAGATCTCCACGAACAATTCTTCTCTCCGTATCTGCCCACTCGATTGGAATATCTCGATTGATGTTTCCATCAAAATCAATGCGTAATTCTCTTGGGATGAGTTCAAGATTCGTAATATTCTCTTTGATTCTGACAATGATATATGGTGCCATGAATGGTACAATATTCTCAGAAATTTGATGTATATGAGATTCATACTTCGCCAGGATTCCCAAATTCATCCCGATATCGTATGGAATTGGCATCCTGTCATTCCATT